ACAATATTGTTAAATTGGACTCTTTTTTCTGACATTTTATTATTCTACAATCTTAGTAAGATGAACCAGATGAACCAGAACCAGATGTTGTGGTTACGTTAGATACTGTTTGGTTGGTTGTAGTCGTAGTTGATGATCCGTTTGTTCTACCTCCAGAACGAACCAAGTTACCATTTGGATAACTTGATGAAACCACATAATTTGATGCGGAGGGATCCAGTCCAGAAGAAATTTCGTCCACAATAGTTTCAAAATTGCTGTTATTAATATCTAGTTGCAAATACAAGTCCTGTAATCCGACAACATCATTTGATTTTGGTGATGTTGAAATTTCAATGATTGTTTGCCCATCTTTCACTTTTCCTGACAAAATATTGATGGGGTTCAGTGTTATGACACCCTTTGCATAGTTAATAGTTCCAACATTTCGTCTTACAATAGTTGGACTTTGTGAATTTTCTGATGGAAGAGTGAATAAAAATAGAGAACCAGTGATTCTGTCAGTATTTGGTATATCTGAAAGATATACATCTTGTTGGAGACCACTAATTCTGAATGCAGAGGTCTTAATATTGTAACCATCCATATATTTCACATAAAACTCATTTCCAAAACCAATTGAATACTCTGCAAAAGTATTCAAAACAACTCTTAGGTCTCTTCTTATATTAACAGTCGTAATATTCGATGTAATGGATTCATGACTGTTGTCAATGATATTCAAAAACTTACTATACTTGAATCTTGCTCCATATTTGTTCAATTCTGAAGATTCTGCGTACTTATTAGAATTATTTTGAACAAGACTTGAGACATAAGCACTTGAAGGTGCAAGATTGCTGTTATAATAAACCTTTGAGTCTACTTCAACATACAAATATTTGAGATCTAGGATTTCTGGAACAATTCCAGCAACAGAATACTTTTTAAGTTTTAACTTAATGTCCTCTTTTGCCAAATTTGAGAGAAAATCGCCAGTTCTGGGTTTAATACTGATGAAAACCTTTCCATACTGAGGAGGAACTAACTCTTCTCCACCAAATACTGAGATTGACTCTGTTTGTGGAAAGATTTTTGATGGAATTAGCGTTTCATAGTCATTTGGAGTCACTGCTCTGTTCTGTGCAGCGTAAACCTTTGGTGCAAACTTACGAATTGAGTCCACAGACTCAATATTTTCTCCTCCAGTTGCAGGAGAGATGGTCGTAATAAGAGAAATTCCTGAAGTTACCGTATATTCTACTGAATTTCTGGTGTAAGTAAGTCTTCCAGAGAAGGTAAATTGATTTGCACCGTTTGCAGTGTCCCCACTTGACGTAATGTAGTTGACTGTAATGAAATTTCCTTCTTCTAATGCCTTTCCAAAGACTCCATCACCAAAGAAAATCTCATATCTTTCATTTTCTATCTCTTGAAGATAGAAAACTTTTGAGTTTGAGTCAATATCAAGTAAATTTTGCTGTAAATTGTACTTAACTTGAGACGTTGACTGCTGATTATTCTTAACAGTAACACTAATTAAGTCGGTATCAATGCCAGAGTTAGGTAAAATGAACTTTTGATTTGGATTTCTTGAACTATAGGTGAAATTTGAGGTTAAAAGTGTTCCCTCATAGACTGGAATATCGTTAAAACTAGCAATTCCATTAAAAACAGGAACTGTAATATCATCTACAATCGAAAAAATCAGAGATTGTCCACCAAAACTGCCTGCAGAGGCAATAACAGGACCTCTTCTAAGCGTAATTGATGCTGGAGTTGGTGTAATATTGTTCGTATTAACGAAAAAACTGATAGTTGCTGAAGCTGCTTTCCTTGAACGTGGCAGATATCCAATATTTCTTGCTAGAGAAACAACATTTTCTCTTAAAGTCGCACTATCAATGAACACTTCATTTGCAACCATGCTTGCATTATATGAAGTGATGTACGTATTGTAAGCCAATACGTCAAGAATCGTTGAAAGATTAGATCCTTCAAAATCGTAGTCAGTAAAATTTGAGTTTGCCTGTAGATAATCTCTCAGGGATTGTTTAACCTGATTGAAATCTAGGTTAGAAAAGTTGACTAGTGGCATTTTTACCTAGTTGGTTGCAAAACAAATTGTAATTCTTGAGCAGGAACATCTGCTCCAATAATTTGATATGTAATATTGACATCAAATGAATTATTATCAAAGTCTGGATATGCATTTACATCGATCAATCTTACTCTTGGTTCATAATTTGTGATTGATTGTCGTATTTCATCAACAATTGCAATTGCAGAAATATTATCAACATTTTCAAATAGAGATTCTGAAATCCTTGATCCAAATCTTTGACTAAAAAATTTCTCTCCAGGAACAGTAAAAACAATGTTGCGAATAGATCTAGCAATTGCATTCTCATTTTTGAGTGCAAGCAGGTCTCTAGTCAGAGGATTCCTCTGAAAAGTCATACTGATATCTTTGAAACCCTGACTTACCCTCTCTAAAGGCATGAAATATTATAATTCTACCTTATTTATTATCCTTTTATTGATCCATAGGTTGGTTCAGTACCATACTCCCAGTCATCATAATCATCATCATTACGAATTTTTTCATGAATTTCATTTTGAATTGCAAAATCGTGCTTTTTAGGTGTTAAATCATCGTGAGCAATCTCACGAAGCATTTTTTGATGTTGATGATTTGCTAGATTGTCTAAGAAATCATGCATTTTTTACTCCTGATTAATTTAATCAGAACTTTTTTCGGGGTTACTATCCCGTTCTTTAGCAGTTTTCCAGAAATACTCATCCTCACGACCCATTCCAAGTCGTTCAAAACCATTCTCAACTTGATAATAACGAGTGGATACCTTGAAGTCAGGCATCTTTGGTTCAACAGGTGTCAAACTATTATCAAAGATACGCATTCTATTATTTGGATAGAGTGCATACTGTCCATTATTCAATTCAATTAGATTGTGAGACTTATGTTCTGCTGGATTCTCTGAAGTATAGCAATCAATTGCATTAATGTCTTGATGATAATTATCTAAAGTACACACATATGTACCTTTCTGAATACCAAAGTCTCTTGTATATAATTCATAGTCCATACTACCAATAAATTGCTTCTGAACAGCAACTACACCATAATCCATACAGTTCCAGAACTGTAGGTTAGGAAGGTCCATATCAGGGTCTGGAAGCGTCGGAGACGAGAGAAACGCGCTGATAGGTAGTTTATCATACATCGCAGCATATTCTGGTAAATATGTCTCAAAATAAAAAGTGCGTCCAGGAATCGACTTAGCCGATACCCAGACGCCTTTAACAAATTCCCCATGACCACTTTGATGATCAGTTAGATATTCTTTTCGTACCCATACCTCAACTGAAGGTAGGTTACAAATAAGTGCAGTCATTAATCAAATGTAACTGTTATTATTTACCCTGCCCACGATACCTTTTCTTACGACCATTACGAGACGTTGCTGACAACAACGTATTTTGCGAGCGGCCTTGACGAGTCTTTTTAGGTTTTCCGGGAGTATAACCCCCACCCTTCATCATACCTTTAGCCATCTTCAATAACCTCCTAGATCAAATAATACGAGTTTTTTCATGACCCACACGAATACGAGGGTCACACCAAATATCAAATCCTTTCTCCTTAGCATCAAGACAGAATGAGACATCCTCACCGCACATGTCCTGAACATTCCCACTCTCAAAGACTTGCATCTTAGGAGCAAACCAAGGATATTCCAGATTCTCAAAGACTCCCTTCTTAATCAGTACCCAACCAAATCCTGTGTAGTCAACAGTAAATGGTTTACGACGCTTCTGAATGGAATCGACAGTTTCGTGATTCATCACTCCACCATTCTTACGGAAATCATCCTCCTCTAACCAGTGTGCGACAGAAGTTGTGTGTCCATCCTCTGTAGCATACCACCCAGCAGTGATTTCACGTTCTGTGCCATCTTCAGAGATAGCAAGATCACATAACTGCCAGAACTTGTTAGTGTCAAATACAATATCACTATCAATCCACAATTGATAATCATATTCCAGTTTACCATCCCAAGGAATCTGATTCGGTCCTCGAAGTACATTTGCACCTAAACACTTACAACGTGCAAAGTTAACCATCGAAGAGTAATCTTGACTAATCTGAATACTCATTCCATTCTGTACCATATCAAAGCACAGTTGTACAAAGTTCTTCAGAAAGATGAAAGAACACCCACGCCCAGGAAGACAAAATACAATTGTCTTCCCTCGCATACGTTCTTTAATTGCTGCAATATCCCAGTCCTCTGCCTTCTGAGGTGTCGCAGCTTTTACAGTAAATCCTTTTGCCATAAGTTTGAATTGACTTCAGTTCAATTTTAACAGTCTATCTATACCCTGTCAAGGTACTTACCTAAAATGAAGAATCCCCTGCGGGTCCATTTGATTCCATTAATGGAAATACTTCCTCATACGTTAAATCCTCAACAATATAATCAGTCTTCATAAGACCAACCATACTATTGAGTTGATTCCATGTCCTTTGAAATTCATCCTCTTTTAATGAATGAAATATACATCTATCCTTTGCATAGATGTGATACATTTTTTCTCTATGGGGCATTAATTTTCTCCGGGATTTTTTTCCAGTCTCCTTAAACCTTGGAGCACTTTATATATCACTCCGGAATTTTTTTATGAGAGTGATATATCTCTCTCGATTTGTCACCTCTGTAGGTTAGGGTAGTTAGCTATTTTTATAAGGGGGGCATCGCTTCGCTTATTATAATAACCCCACAATAATAATACTGTCTATAACGAATAACGAACTAATCGTAATCACTGGTTTATACTAATATCATACCACATTTAATTGCTGATGTAAAGAATTAAACAAGAGTTTGCATTACTGACCACTGAAAAGTTCCCTGGTTAGTAACACGAACTGGTGTAGGGGCAAAGTATAACGAACTGCCCCCACGAGTAAGCATCACTCAGTCAGACGAAATATGGTGCTGATTTTTGCATCAATCTC